CCACGGCGATTTTCATTGTCTGGCCGGGAGTGAATCGACGGCGATCTTGTGCGGAACATGATGGAAGCCGCCCACCATGTTTGAAGCCATGACCCGCTGGCAGCGGCTCTCTATCTCCCGCCACCAACCCACTACACTAGGAACCGCAACGCCCACAACCAGAAGGGAACCCATGCTTACAACAACCAGGAACCGCGTGTTCGCTGGCGGAAGCGCTGCGCTCATCATGCTGGCCGGACTCGCCGGCTACGCCACCTCACCCGCTTACGCAGACCCCGCACCAAGCGGACTGAACGCACACCACATGGACACACTGCCCGTCCCCCCGTCGAGCAACCAGGACACGACCGTCACCGTCCGATTCCGCTACGACGACGCTGCACCCGCGTCAGGGCGAGGCTTCGTCGCCACCATCGGCGAGGGCGCGTCCTTCGAGCCTCACTCGTGGTCGATGCGCGAACCCGTGGATAACACGCCCATCGGCGAGTGCTCTACGCCGGACTCCAAGACGCTTGTCTGCTCCGAAGATGAACGCGCCGACGGTAGGACCGCCTACGAGAACGGCGTAGTCACCTGGACCGTGAAGCTCGACCGCGAGCTCATCAACCAGAAGAACCTCCGCTACGCGCTCGTCACCCTCAACGGGGACACGTTCCCTCTCACGTTCCACCCTGCGACTCTTGGTGCTGGCACCACGATCCCCGCGAACTTTGACCCCAAGGGCCTGGACTCCGAAGGGGCTGCAACTGAAGCTCGCCCCGACGGTCAGCCTGCGCCGACCCCCTCCCCGACGGCGGCGACTCCAGCGCAGCCCGACGCTCCGCAATCCGGCCCGCAGTCAGGGCCTCAGTCTGGCCCGCAGAGCGGCACCACGGCCCCCGAAAAGCCTGCCCTCGATGAGACTAACCATCCGGGCGAGGGTACTCCCGCGACGAGTGAGCTAGTGGCTCCCGACGTGCCGCCCCTGGACCCTAACGCTCTCGACGGTAACGGCACCGGCGTGAACCCCCTCGACCCGCCCAACACGGGCGACGGGGAGCCGCTAGAGCACCCCGACAACCCTAACGCGGGCCTGAGTAACAACGACGGCACTGGCAACCCCGTTGATCCCACCAAGCCAGTGGAAACTGCGCCGGGTGGCGCTACTGCGGCTCCCACGGGAGACCAGTCGGTCGCGCCTACGCGCCCCGCTCTGCCCACGGATCCCGCGCCCGCCGCTGAGACTACTGCCCCCAGTGTGACGGTTGCGCCCGCAGGCGCAGACAAGTCCCCAACCGGCACCGCCACTGCCACGGTGGCAGCAGCCAAGTCTCCGACGCTCGCGAAGACCGGCGCATCCTTCTGGCCGCTGGCCGGTTTCGCCGTTGGTCTCGCTGGTATCGGCGGCACCCTGCTGGGTGGTCGAGTCATGCAGAAAGCGCGCCTGCGCGTGAAGTAACAGGCCGCTCTGTTACGCATACGGCCCCGCCAATGGTCTCACTCAGGCCTTGGCGGGGTTTTGTGTCCCCAGAAACGCTTGTAGTGGGCACATTACAAGCCTTTACGAGATACAAGCCACGCCATGCTGTACGCGAATTGGGCGACCTGCCGGTCAGTATGATGGTTTCGCCCATCCGGCCCCGTAACTACAAGGGAAACATGAACATCACCGCAACACGACATACGCGAAAGGCTCTCGGCGCGCTCGCAATTCTGACCCTCGTCGGAACCAGCGTCGCCACCACCCAGCCAGCCGCCCACGCAGCCGCCCCCACAGGATACGAACTCTCCTGGAGCGACGAGTTCGACGGCTCCAATCTCGACACCTCCAAATGGGGATACGCCTACGGCTGCTTCGACCCGAGACTGAAAACCCAAACCCACTACACCGACAGCTCCGAGAACGTGAGCGTGTCCGGCGGCTACCTCCACCTGACCGCACGCCACTCGCCCACGCGCGAGAAGTGGAACAAGGAAACCCGGAAGATGGAAACCATCGACCGGACCTGCACGCGCACCGAGAACGGCCAGAAAGTCACCTACCCGGCCCCCTTCACCTCTGGCATGGTCCAGACCCGCGACGATAAGGGCAACGTCAAGTACGCCGCCTACGGCGACTTCTACGCCGAGGCCCGCATCCAACTCCCCGACGGCCCATCCTCGTGGGCATCGTTCTGGTTCACTGGTACACAAGGTGGCCCCTGGCCAGGGAACGGCGAGATCGACGCGGTAGAAGCAAAGGGCTACGACCCGAACTACCTACAAGCGAACACGCACACGCCTCGAGCAAGCGACCCGTCGAAGTCTGAACAGCACCATGGGCAGCTCGGCGGTGACGGCACCAGCCAGACGCAGTTCCACGTCTACGGCGTGGAGAAGACCGGCGAGAAGATCACGTTCTACCTCGACGGCGTTCCGCGGCACACGGTCAACTACTCGGACATCGGCGGCGCTAACCCGTTCGTAGTGGACGGTAACGGCATGGTCATTCGCCTGAACCACATGGTTGGAGGCACCTTCCTCACGACTGATTCCGGCGACACGACCTACGTGGACGCAACCGCCTACGCGGATAGGTACGTGGGCGCTGGATCGGACATGCTTGTCGATTACGTGCGCGTCTACTCGAAGAAGCCCGCCGTCGAGGAACCCGAGGCTCCGGTTGTGCCTACGCCAGAGCCGACTACTCCGGTTGAGCCTGCGCTGCCGACGGATCCCAGGCCCGCCGATCCGACACCGGCAGAGCCGACCCCCGCTGATCCTGCTCCAGCTGAGCCCACACCTGAGACACCAGCTCCAGCAGAGCCCACGCCCGCTGACCCGGCCCCCGTGGAGCCCACGCCGACTCCCTCCGCTCCGGCAGTGCCAGAAACACCGGCCACGCCCCCAGCGGATGACGCTGTAACCCCATCACCGGCAACACCGTCTCCCGCGACCCCGGCACCGGAAACACCCGCACCTGCTCCAACTCTGATAGAGCAGCCCACCCCAGAAAGCCCCGCCCCCGCAGTCGAAACCCCCGCACCGAGCGAAACAACACCCGCTCCGACCGTGGAACCGGCTGCTCCGGCAAACCCTACCGATGGGGCCACTCCTGGTACCGACGGGGTGCATGGGGCCGGTCCCTCTACGTCTACACCTGGGACCAATGGGGCGGTTACTGGTGGGGCACTCCCCGCTGGTACAGCCCCTACCGTTACGGCTACTACTCGTGGTGGTGACGGCGCACTAGCGAAGACCGGCGCAGATGCGAACCTGCTCATGGGCGCACTGTCCACAGCGTTCGCCGGCATCGTCTTCGTCGCCATGCGTAAACGCCAGACACGCCAGTAACGCGCCACAGCGCCTCCAGCGCACACAGAACGCCCCAGGGGGGACGCAGACACGCACTGCACCTCCTTGGGGCGTTCCCGCGTCTCCTGCGGGCCTCTATGGCCTACAGACGGGCCGCTATGACCCGCACGCGCCCTCCTATGACGGGAAAACTCATAGAACAAGGCCCCTATGACATAGAAAACCCCTCCTATGAGATAGAAACCGGCCTCTATGAACGACTCACGACCATATACATGAGCGCCCCAGGGGGATTGATGATCCTTGTCCTGGGGCGCTCTGCTGGGGCGTGGCTACTTGGGGAGGTTGGTTCTCACGAGGAGGCCACGCTGGCCTGGCAGGGCTTTCTCCACGACCATGGCAGGCATGGCCACCCCGCGCTGACGGGCAATTTCCAGCATGTCCGCCGGGGTCAGCGCTGTCGCCAGGAGCTCATGTCCGTCCACGAGGGAGCGGCGGGTCTTGTTGTCGCTGCCAGCCACGAAGTAGCGCACTGGCTCCCTCGAGGCGCGCACGTCCACCGTGAACTGGTCGAACACTTGCTTCCTGTCGTCCTCAAGCCCATGCGGCCACCAGGTATCGCCATAGCGCTTGTACATGCTGAAGCTCAGCGTCACACAGTCGGGGCCTTCGTCAACCGTGACCCTCACGGCTTTATCCTCGCCTGTGTGCGTGAATACTGTGGCCCCTTCGGCCAGTTTGTCTTCCTGGAGGTTGAAGAAACCAGCCGCGCCCTCGGGGCGCTGGAGGTACACGACCATGTTCTCGGTAATGTAGCCGGCTGCGTTGCCCTTGAAGATCACTGGATGGCCAGGCTTCACGTAGGCGCGCAGCCACGATAGCACCTCTTCAAAGGCATACTCAGAAGGCTTGGAGGACGTGAGGAGTGTGTTAATGTCCTCCACATCCAGAAGATCCGCTACATCTCCTCCGTCCCACCATGAAGGATGAACCTTAGCCACCTTAGCGACAGTGGCCGCAACCTCACGACGAGGATCCACAGGCTCCCCAAGAAGCTCACGCTCCCAATCAGCCAAACCCTCGGAATCGCCCGCAGCTGGCGCGGGGCCGTCAATCTGGGTGTACGCAGGCCAGTAGCCTTCTGCTACAGCAACAAATTCAGTGACAGCATCACGCACTTTCCCTACTTGCTGCACGAGTTCGGGGATCTCACTGATCGCCAGCATGTGCGAGCCTTCGAGACGCGGGTCGGTGCCAACCATCCTGTAGAACTCTCCCAACTCGTGAACACACGTTGCGCGCATCTCGTTGAGGTGAACTCGACGCGCGCCGGAGACGACAGGGAGCGCAACATCGCTTTGGCGAGCTGCTTCAACATCATCCACGCTGATGCTGGAACGGTAGTTCACCTTATAGGGGAACTTCGTGGAATCGTCCCATGCTTGCAGGCAGTATTCGATAGCGCCAAAGAAAAAGGCGTGCGGCACATGGCGGTCGGCCAGCACCACGTAATTGATTTTGTCTTCGATGCCAGCAAAAACGCGCTCTGCGTGTCGCTGTACCTCTTTTGCGTCAGTAATTTTTCCTACTGCATCAGTCCAGAACTTTGGGATCACGCCTCGCGTCTCGCGCCTAAGATCGACGAAATACTGCTTCATGTCGTCCATGCGCGCTTTACTAAAGTCCTCTTCCAGAGCTTTGCGCACACTTCGGTACATTACGTTAGTGGGAACGTTGAGGAAGAGCGGTGCACCGTCTTTATCGTACAGGCCCGCGCCTTCCTTGCGAGCCTCATCAGAAGTGCGCCATTCTATCGCAAACGATGCGCTCACCGTCTCGGTCTCGACGATGCCTCCAATGTTGGTGTATAGCTTGCTAGTGAACGTCTTTCCACTTAGCAGTGCAACGTTCTCCGAAAGGGTGCGGCCCCCATGCTCAAGTTTGCGCAGCTGCTCATCCTTGGTAGCCTCCCAATCGAGAACGGCCTGCAAGGCTTCACGCAAGATGGGCGTATCAGCTGTTGGCTCAGTCGCACGCAAACTCGGGACTTCCCTGTCTTCCTGCCTTTTCTCCAGCAAGAACGAGACCCTCTCAGAGATGTGCTTCTCTGCGATAACATTCGTCGCAGTAAGGAGGGCGGAGTCCTTCGGCTCAATACGCATGAGCTTCTGAATGTTTTTGACGACAATATCGTCGATGCCGCCATGGTAATCCTTGACGGGGAACATGTGGCGCAGGTTATCGTACACCTGGGATAGGGGGTTCCAACGGTCGTATTCGTCGTCGAGTTCCTTCACGCGCGTCTCGTACTCCACATCGCTAAGAGGCGGCAATTCGCCTTCGCACCAGAATTGGATCACCCTGTTTACTTGTTCCAGTGTGGGAGCATAGCTCTTAATCTGCCCGTCACAAGTGAACTCAACTTCGGACCCTTTTATGTTGTTGTTCTGGAGCGCGTAGTCCACAATATCGCTATTCCATTCGAGCAGGTCTGTAGGAAGGCTGTCATCGTAATACTCGTAGTCTTCTACTGCTAGGACATGGCGGAACGCTTCTTCACTTAGCGGACGGCTGGAAACATGCTCGCCGTCGCTAACGGAAAGCCACGCCTGTTGAAAGTCGCCGTAGGCGCTACCCATGCCACTGTTTGCACCAGGGGAAAGCGCCGCCTGGCGCGTGATACCGACCGTGATCGCTCCGCAGTCGTATGGGTAGAAGTAGATGCGCGTAATCACGTCGGCATCGACGTAAGCGGTTTCTGGGTGAAGTCTTCCATGGCGAGGCTTGAACGTTGGAAGTGTGATGATCTCGCGGATCTGCTCGTCCGTGATCCTGTTTGCTGCGTCTGGGCCTTGGAGAGTGTCGAGTAGCGTCTTTTTCTTCTGTCATGCCAGTTTGGATGGCCTGGAGAAGATTGTCGGGGTTGTACATGAGGGTTCCTTTCAAGGGTTGTGTGGCGGCTACTGACTGTCAGTGCTGGTCGCTACGGTTCGAGGGTGAAGCGTTGTCCGTGCAGCATGAGCGCGTACTGCGTGAGTGTTCGCGCGGGCGTGTCGGCGGGCAGTAGGAGCGGTGGTTTGGCGATGGCCGTTTCGATGCCGGTCTCGGGGATGCCCAGTAGCCGGGCGTTGGCTCTGACCCAGGTGTGCCAGTGTGCCCACATGCGTTCGCATGACTGGGGTGATGGGGTGGTTTTCCCTTCCTCCCACAGTTCTGCGTCACGTGTGGAACCTGCGCCCGTGATGTCGGCCCACACGGCCATGGGGGTAGCTGACGCTTCGCGTAGGGCTTTGATGACGGGACCGGGGAGGAGGCGCGCTTCGCGGACGGCTTGGAGGCGCAGCTCGTGTTCCTCGTGCGCAGCCTGGTGGGTGCGGGTGAAGCCGTCAAAGATGACGCTGAGGGCCGTGAGCTTGTCATCTTCCCGCCTGGCGGCTTCGCGCACCCCGTACATGGCTCTGCGCCCGTCCACGGCCTCGATATAGGCCAAGCACGACGTGGCCTCGTCCTGCCCGAAGACCCTGCACGCCTCCTGCACAGCTTCCTCACTGTCGGCGACGGTGATGAGGTGGATGCTCTCACGAGACGGCTTGCAAGGGAGCATCAGGAGGACTGATGGGCGCACGAGGCGCTTCTGAGCGGCTACCTCCAGGTAGTTTTCCGCGGCGACGACTTCGGGAGTTCTCTCGAAGCGTGGGGACTGTGCCCACTCCTCAAGGGTGTCGATACAGTGGCGCGCGTGATCGTCGCAGGGGATGAAGTCCTGGAACCAGTACTCCAGGATCTCCCGCACGTCTCCTTCGCCGCTCACGTTGATGTGGTCGCCCGAGCTACGGTTCCACAGTTCGACACAGAAGCTCCCGTTCGTCGCCTCCATGTCAGCCCTCCAGGCCGAGAGTAGGCGGGGTTAGGACGCTTACCTTGAGTGTGCGGTGACGCTTCTCTGTAGACGGGTGGATAGTGTGCGTGACGACGTGACTGACCGTGTAGGGCCCTGCTCCGTACACCTGCGTAATCGACACGTCCAACGTGCAGCCGGTAGACACGAGGATGCTTTGAGCGAGGCGCGCGAGAGGACGCAGCATTTCCTTGCTCAGTGTATCGCTGGCGCGCACAGTCGCCCCCTTGGCGTTTCCGCTGGGGATGGTTGTTGTTCCAGCGACTCCCTTACTGCCGTTCATGATGATCTTCTTAAGGGCATTCACGAGGCAGATGTGCGCTTCATTCCGACCCAGCGACTCAGGCACGTTAACGGCATAGTCTGCGATCATCTTCCACGCAGCTTGCATCCCCGCTTCTGGGCCAGTGAGACGCGCTTCTACAGCGATGTGGTACATGAGCCGTCAGTCCTCGAGCCCGAGGGTGGGGATCTTGTGGGTTGTGGTGGTGACACCGTGGCTGCGTGGGGTCCACTTGGAGGGGTTGATCTGGTAGGTGACGACCTCCGTGTAGGTGTGACTGTGCGTTTCGGGGGACTTGAAGACAGTCACGCACACCCTGACGATACGGGCGAGCTTTGCATCCACGAAGTACTTCTTGAGGAGGTCGCCGATCACGTGCGCCTCTTCAATACCGAAGGTGCCGTCTCGATGCGAGTACGTCTCGTTTGCGGCCACGCAGAACTTCTCATCCAACTTGCCGTCGGAGGCATTGAAGATGCGCTCACCAACAAGGTGGATGGGGTAGCCGGGTCGCGCCTCTCGCGACTGGATGGCAACTTCGTAGCCTGCCTGCTTGGCGGCTTCCAGGTTGGTGATTGCTCCGACGTGGGCTTCGACCTGAATGCGGATCATGAGCGTTTCCTTTCGTTGGCTGGTTCGGTGCTCACTAGATGAGTGTCGCGTGTGGGTTGTGGCGGTTACTTGTTGCGGCGTAGGACGAGGACGGTCTTCGTCGGCCATGGCAGGCGGTCAACGTCGTAGAGGCGCTGGAAGTGCTTGAGGTAGGTTTCGTCCCACTCGTCGTATCCTCCCTCCGGCTCGTACTCTCTCCACCATCTGATTGCCGTGGTGAGCATGGAGTACGCCTGACTGTAGGGCTCTGTGGACTCTCGGGGGAGACTGTCGAGGCCCCATACCGAGTGGAAGGCGATCTCGTAGAGACTGGTGGGGTCTGCTTCGATCTCGAGGGTGTCCCAGTTGACGGGATGGGTGCACCTTCCCTTGAAGTGGACGATCTTGTTGATCGCGAGTGCCCCAATCCAGGTAAGGACTTCACGCATCGCGTCTTCGGACACGACCTTGAGAGACTTGGGATCCTCGTTGTCGATCTGGTAGTTCGGGCCTGCCCAGTCGCGGACGTTGAGCACGCCGCCGGGGGCTGCGAGGTCGCGGATGAACTCCAGATCTTCAAACCAGCTTTCGCCTGCCAGGATCTCGTGCATGACGCTGGACAGGAACACCACGTCGTACCCGCCCGCGCGTTCTTGGAGATCTTCTCGCGTGCGGAAGGCGGCTCCAGCGTCCCACATGGCGGTCTCGACAGTGGCGCTGATGTCGTGGCACTCGCACACGCCGCCCGCGGCTTCGACACGCTCGCGGATACCACCCTCGACGGGCATACCACACCCGTAGTCGAGGACACGCGCCCCCGGCGTGACGTAAGGGGCCAGAGCCTCCCACTTAGCATTGAGTGCCGAGGCCATACGGCGCACGTATTCCGAGCTCGTAGAGTCCATGTAGTTGTCCATAAGGGGTTCCTACTTGTTAGCGTTCTCGAGGCGGCTCTGCATGTTCTTGGAGGCGTTTGAGATGGCCTCGCTGAGGCGGCTCCTGGCTTCCACGTAGAAGTGCCTCGTTAGCATGGTATCGACTGTGCAAAACTGTGACTCGGATGCCCGCATGTTGTTGTCGCTTTCAGCGTCGCTCACCGTGGGGAGACTGTTCACGTTCAGCGAGTGCAAGGAGTAGGGACGCTCCCATTCGTCGGCTTCTTTCTCGAAGAAGCGGGTGAGCATGAGTTCCGCCGCCTCCCTGTCGTAGTGCTTCATGGCCGCGCACAGCCGGTCATTTGCCTGGTCGAGGAGTGCCCGCTTGTCGGCGCTGGATTGAGCGTCGTCGGCAGTGAAGGAGTAAATGTTGCTGCTGTAAGGGCAGACTGTGATTGTCAGTCCGCTTTCGCGCTCGCGTAGGTCGCGCAGGAGTGCGCCCGCCTCGTCCTCCTGGTGGGTGAGTCGGTGAACCTCGGTGATGAGGGCGAACGTCGTGCTGGCCGCCATCGAGTCCTTGAAATACTGCATAGTTCCCTGCACGTATTCCTTATATGAGTCGGCGGCGCGGTAGTAGGCGACCGCCCGCTCTGCGATCTCATCTTTGTCGTCCTGGGTGAACCACACGTTGAATAGGGGCACGTCGATGTGCCCGTCTGGCGTAACGATGTCCTGGTAGCCGTCTCGGTCATTGGCGACGATGGACAGGTTGACGGTGGCGCGGCCCAGAGCGTCGCGGGCGCTGGTGTAGGTGTCGGCTACATCGGCTGCGATCTTGTCGTAGTCGACGATGGGGTTGTCGCCGGCCGCGTGCGCGTCGCCTGTGGTCGCGCCACTGTCGGAGGCCTCCGCGTTGCTGTTTTCTGGCTTGAACATGTCTTCTCCTAGCGGTGTGTGTTGAGTAGTGCTTGGGCGTGCGCCATGATGCGCACGAGCGCGTCGATGCGGGCTTCTGGCGTGGCGTTGGAGGTGCGCCACGTGTTCCAGTCGTCGGTGCTGCCGTTGTCGGCGTTGTATGCGTTGAGGGCTCGCGTGAGCGCCTGGTAGTGGCCCTCTCCTGCGAGCGCCATGGTTTCGGCGCGTAGGACGGTTGCTGCGGCTCCCAGGAGGATGATGAGGTCTGCGGGGGAGCGTAGGGGGTCGCCGTCAAGTTCCGCGTCCGCGTACACGCTGAGGAGCGTCCGTTCAGCGTCGATGGCCGCGGGGGCGAGCGGGGCTCGGTCGTAGCGCCAGGCGATCTCCTGGTCGAGGAGCCCAGATCCGATGATGACGGTGTACGTCGGGGCTTCCACTTCCGTCGTGGGGGTGTCAGTTGTTGCCAGCATTGTGCACATCCTCCTTGATGTAGTCCTGAGCGACGAAGGTGGCGATCAGGGCGGCGGCGGTGATTGTGAAGGCGATTCCCAGGCCAGAGTCCCATGCGCTGCCGTCGCCGGTGGCGGTCGTCCAGATGAGGACGTACAGGGTAAGGGCAAGGCCAGTGAGTGCGCCCGTGATGAAGCTGTAGGTCTTGGAAGTCATTGCGGTTCCTTCTGTTTATTTTCTGGGGTTGGTTGATAGTTTAGTGGGTTTTGTTGCACGCGCAAGCGTATTGATCTCACTAATTGGTTAAGTGGATCACATGAGGGGGTGAAGGGGAAGGCACAAAAACAGGACCGGCCCAAACCCACACGGAGAGGTTCAGGCCGGTCCATAACCCAGAAAGCGGAAGGAACCCGAAGGCCACCGCCAGACCGATCATACAGGCAAAACGCCCAGACAGTCCAGTCAAGCGGGCCGCTCATCTGGAGCTAACAGCATCATCGCGCGCATCCTGGCGGATCCAGGACTCCACCCTCGTAGGGGTAGGCCCAGTGGTTGCCGAACCAGATGGAGTGGTCAATGCGGCTGGGCCTGCGCATCAGCTTCTCGTCGCTCGCGTAGACCCCTCGGATGGGGAGCGTGAACCAGGAGCCTCCGACATCTACTCTGGTTTCTGTTTGGAGTTCCTGGGCCCAGATCGTTTTGGTGGTCGCTCGGACGACCTCGTAGAACTTGTCGCCTGCTCGGAGAATGGTTCCGACAGGCATGGCCAGGGCGTTGGATGTTGTAGTAGTCATTGGGTTTTCCTTTCTTTTTCGAGGCCGGTTAGTTTGTCCCAGACAAAACCCTTGTAGACGTAGGCTCTGTAAATGCCGATTTTGACGAAGCGGTCGGTGGCGGGGTTGTAGCGGAACCTCATCGGCTTATCATGCACGTAGGCTCCTCGGATGGGAATAGCGGCCCGAGAGCCACTAGGCGTTCTTCCTATTTTTCCTGGATTACCTTGACCCAGATCGTCTTGGCTGTCGCTCTGACAACCTCGTAGAACAGGTGGTCGCTCGCTTGGAGGATGGTGCCGGCGGGCATGGCCTGGGCGCTGGGGGTTGCGGTGGCCATTGGGGTGTTCCTTTCGTTGGCTGGGGCTGTTAGTTGTCGTATCGGGGGTCGTGGACTTCATCGTAGTATCGGCGTACTTGATGACCGTTGATGTAGAGTTTGCCGTCTTTGTGGAGGCGGCAGGGAATGATGGTATCGTTCACGAAGCCTCCCTGAACGGGGATGCGAGCGAAGTCAAAGGTGCGCAGGACAAACGCTTCGACGGTTGTCACTTGGCGTAGCCAGACTGTTTTCGGCGCGCTGCGCACAACTTCGTAGTAGTAGATGCCTTCGCGCGGATGATAGACGCGGACGATGGCTTCAACCGGCATGAGAGGCTTGGGCTTATCCATGAGAGGTTCCTATTCAGGCTTGTACACGATGCTCATGGTCAGCCCGAGTCTAGTGTTTGCGTCGGGGCGGATCACGCCTTTGTTGTCGATGCGGCGCATGATTACGTCCCCGATCTTGGTTGAGCAGTCGAGCGTCGGGGGGCCGATTCTCGAGCGGTCAACCTTGATTTCTTGGAGCCAGAGTGTTTTCTCGGTACACTTCACGACTTTCCACGCGCGCCCAACTGGAGACCAGTAGATCGTTCCCACTGGCGGGAGAGTGAAGCAGTCTCGCATGTGCGACATGTTGCCTCCTTCTTCGACTAGCTTGCTGGCCTGTAGATGTCGCGGTACAGATCCACGTACACGCCCTCGCGGACGTGTAGGCACGCATCTTGGAGGACTCGGCACTGACGTAGGGGGAAGCCTGAGTGAGCCATGCCAGGTATCGGCTTTCCTTCGCTGTCGGTAACGAGGCGGCGTAGCCACACGGTTTTTTCGGTGCGGCGCTCAACCTGCCAGTACTCGTTATCGAGGAGGTCAGCGCGCCAGCCATGGCGGCGTACTTGGTAAATGGTTCCGACTGGCGGTGCAACGAGCTCGCGTTTTGTCATGGGCTTGTTCCTTTCTTTCGTGGGTAAGCAGATGCTATCTGCGTTTCCCGCGCGTGCATGTAGGCGCGCCGACACTGCTGGCGGTCACCGCTGCATGCAACGTTCGTTTGATGGTGGTATTCGACGGTTGCGACCGTCCGCGTGTGTTCATCGTGCTCGAGTACGGTGCGCGTTGGGAGGGGCGTGTTGCGGAGGTGGCGGCGTTTTTCTCTTGGTAGTGGGTTTTTAACGAGATGCCGCACCTGTGCAGGGCTGAGAATGCGTCGGGTTTTCTGGTGTTGCCTGCGCGACCAGTTGCCGGACTCGGTGCGGTGTTCGATCCAGCGCGTGTAGGTTGCGCCAATGATGGTGCTGAGCGCTTCGTCAATGCTCATCATGTGCGGCTTTTTCCTTTCATGCGTCGTTCGATCTCCTGGAAGATCTGGGCGGTACCTTTGGGGGCGCGCGTGTAGGTTTCGTCGATTTGGATGTTGGTGCCGTCGGCTCGTTTGCGTAGGCCGCTTTGCGTGTATATCCAGGGTCCGCGAACGAGCGCGTACTCGGTGACGGTCCTGTGGGTGCGCTTGTCGATCCAGTGCGTGTAGGTGACGCGGACCTTGCGCGGGGCGGCGGCTTTCACCGCCTGGGCTTTCTGCTGGCGTTGCAGCCAGTGCAGGTAGAGGTCGTGCACGTCCTCGGGCGTGTCGTCGATGGAGTTGATCCTTGGACGGTAGAACTCGGTCTTGTTGTAGAGCTTCGACGTGTGGTGCCATTCCTCGGGGTAGAGGAAGTACTCGCGTAGGAACTCGAGCGGGTATTGGTCGAGCTTCAGGTAGGCGCGAGCGTCGGCGGGGAGCGCGTCCAGGATGTCAGCTTTGCTCCACTTGGAGCGGGGGCGCAGGCCGCGGTCGTATGCGTCGATGGCGTTGTTGCTCATCGACCAGTCATCGGCGTAACCGGCCATGAGTCACCACGCTCCCGTGCTGTAGCCCATGGAGTCGAACGGCGCGGGCGGGACGGGGAGGCCGTCGATGCAGGCCTGGCACATGAGCTGTCCACCTCGTTCGAGGACGATCTTGTAGGCGTTCACGGCTGTGGTTCTGAATGTGTGGGCGTTGATGCACCACCAGGTGTAGGTCTTGGTGGGGTCACCCTCCCAGATGGGTGTGTTCTCGCGCCAGTAGGGGGCGAGTGCGGCTGCGTCCACGTAGGGGATCTCGGTGTTGTCGGCGTTGTTGCTCATAGTGGGAACCTGTTTCCGTATTGGCCGTTGACGGCCAGGTCGAGGCCGTCCTTGAGGATGCGTTCTGCGTAGTACGTGGGGCGACCGTGCTCACCTGTGTACGTGGGGCAGGCTCCGCTGCCTTTGGGGCCGACCGTGATGAGGGCGCTCGAGCGGGCCCTGCTGGGCAGGTAGAGGCCTTTGGGGTTGGTGCGGGGGCGGGGGCGTTTCCCAGAGGGGCTGAGCCAGGCTGAGGTGTCGTCGTAGCCTAGCTGGAGCTGGTGGTAGTCGCGGATCTGGGAGATGAGGAGAGCTGTGAGAGACACGTCCTCTGTGAGGAGCGTGCGCAGGCGCGAAGTGGAGAGCGCGTTGGGGGAGACGAGGGTTGCGTTGTTCGCCTGAGCGTCGATGCCGCCCGCCCATCTGAACGGTTCATACTCCGCCTGGTAGTTGGCGATGATGTTGACTGCCTTGATGATCTTGGGAGTGTCGGGGGCGTGGACGATGGAGCCGTCGAGGTCAACCATGAGCGCGTCAGGGCTTCCCTTTTCGATGAGGTAGACAGCATCCGGGTACAGGAAGTCCATGCGGTACTCGTACTGCTTGCCGGGTTTGATGTAGTTGGCGAGGAGGGCAGTGAGGCCGAGCTCGCGTGGGGTGCCGATCTGGAAGATGTTTGTCCACGTCAGGATGAAGTTGCGGGATGTATCTAGGATGCGGACGACGGTTTCAGGTTGCCCGTCGTGGCCAGCCCACCGGATGCCGGCACGCTGGGGGTGATGGCTGTAGCCTCGTTGCATGTTGCCGTTGAGGAGGTCTTCGAGGGGGCGGTGATTGTGGGGGATGTGATCGTGGTACACGGTGGGGCCTTTCAGGCGTAGTGGGAGATTCCGACGGATCCGATCTGAACGCCGTTACGGTCGCGGATGGGTTCGCCGGGGACTCGGATGTCCGGGCGGTGGTAGATCTTGAGGGCTTCAGCGGCGACACGGGACACGATGATGAACACGCCAGGGATCGGATCGGGCAAGCCGATGCACTGATCTGGGTGGTTGACGTTCAGGGTCTCTGGGATGCCGGGGAAGGTCTCGGGGAGTGGCTGGTATTCGTCGGGGACTCGGACGATGGTGCCTGATGTTGGGATGACGCACAGAGGGGTCTGCTTGTCGTAGGCGTACATGGTGAGCGCGTGCGGAGTGCCGTTGATGTAGACGACCCCGTTGTCGGCGGCGACACCGACGAGGGGGCCGACGCTCGTGTTGATCGTGACGTTGCGCAGCATGTGGCTGTGTCCTTTCTGCTTGGCTTACTTCTTGAGCGTCGCAAACCAGGTGGTTTGGCCGTTTAGGAGCGGCTTTGCCTGTGTCGCGTCGAGGACGGTGACGGGTGGGGGCGTGCGGTTAGGGCCGGGGCTGCTGGCGGTCGCTGCTGCCCATGCTGCTTGGTAGTTGTCGTCAGGCTGGGTGGGGGTGCGGTAGCCGGCGACGTAGAGGGTCGGGGTTGCGCCGAGGGTGGCGAGGTCGAACATGGACGCGACGGGCGTACTGGGGGTCTGGCTCCACGGGTAGACGAGGGCAGTGATGTCCCACCCGTCGGGGAGGTTACGGACCTGGAGGTGGTTGTCCGCGTCGAGGCTACGGAACATGGCCTCCCAGGTCGCCATGGAGGCGTTGGCGGTAACCATGTTCGTCACATTGTCTGCGTCTGGGGTTCCGGCGCTCATGTGGGCGACGTAGAGGACGGGTGTTGCACCGTCGGAGAGGAACACGTACCCGTCGAGGCTGGCAGGGCAGTCAGTGGGGGTGTCGGCGAGTGTGGGTGCGTAGGCGACGGGGTAGATGCCGGTCTTGAGGTACTGGTAGCGGCTAGTGAGCGCGTCTTGGACCTGCGAGCGCTGTGAGAGGCAGGTGTCATGGTAGGCGACGTTGCTGGTGTTCCAGGATGCGCCGTCGGGGAGGGACGGGAACAGCGTCCAGTCGGTTGTGTCGCCGTTGGCTGGCTTGTCGGTGCGGGTCTTGTCGAGGCCTCGTTCTGACCGGCGGGTGATGTCTTCGACGTGGGATTGGGCTTCCTGGTATGCGTCGCGCTCAGGGTTGAACGCGCCGGCCAGGTGCATCACGATAGCGACGATGACGATGACGAGGAGGATGAGGGCTGCGGGGATCGTGAATACGGCGGTTGTGCGGGCTTTTTCCTGCCCTTCTTCGCTCTCGTAGTCCCAGGAGTCGATGGCGGCTTCTGCGCGCTTGTAGGGGCTGCGTGGGAGTCTCATTGTGCGGCTCCTACCGTCTCGTACTGGTCGTTGTACTCGTCCTTGGTCATGACTTCCCAGTCGCCCCACCCGTGGGGGCCTTCGACGATCACGGTGCCAGGGCGCGCAACGAGGCCCGTGTTGTGTCCGAGGGACAGGTAGTAGCCATGCTGGTCACGGTTCAGGGTGAACGACTGGTAGTACTTCTCTGCGAGTTCTTTGATGGATGCTTCGGTGACGAAGAAGGCCGTGTAGTCGGCATCTTCACGTCGAACTGCGTTCACTACGTGGACCGCAGGACGGGCGGCTTGCGGGTTAGCAATGGCGAGGAGCACGTCGGCGTGGCATGGCTTGTTGCTTGGGCACCAGCACATGAGGTCGTGTCCGACGAGGTGCTTGCGGGCCTGGCGTGCGACTGCCTGCCCGTCTGGGGTGGAGCGTAGCCATTTGGTGAACAGCGCGACTGCCTCCTCGTGGGTGGCGACGATCCCCGGCTGTGGCGCTGCTGCGGGGTCTACCTTCCACGGGTTGCCGTAGATGCTTCCCCTGCCGACGTAGACGGCCCCGGCGGGGGCTTTCCATCCGCGAGTGCGTTGGCGTTGGATGCGCTTAGGGCTCATAGTGTGTCTCTTTCTGTCGGGGCGTTGACGGCTCCCAGGTAGCGGGTGATGAGGCCTCGGTGTTGGGGGTGTCGGGTGATGAACTCCCAGAGGTTGCTCGCTGCTGCCGGGTGGGTGGAGGCGTTCTCGATCATGACGGTCAGGTTCACGCCTTCGCGTTCGTACCGCTTGGTGAGTGCCTGCATCTCTCGGGCGAGTTCTGCGTCCTCGTCGTAGATGCCGAAGTGTCGATCGGGCTTGTACGCTTCGGGGGCACGGTTGATGAGCTCGTGTTCTGTGAGCCCGTATGCGGTAACAGCGAGGGGACTGCCATCGCTGGCGTGATCGGCTAGGAGGGGGATGTCGCGCTGCCACATGCTGCGTTGCCTGTGTCCAGCGTTGACTGCGACGGTGCGGGAGTAGGCTGCGGCGTTGAGCTTCACTGCCTTGTCGGGGTTGGCGAGGAAGCTGGTGATGATCTCGACGGTTGGAACGTCAACATGCTTGGCGATGGTGTCGATGTCAGCGAAGATGCCCCAGACCTGGTGATGGCTGGGGCGACGCACGCGGGGGAAGTACTTCACGCTGCCTTCTTTGCGACTTGCTTAAGGCGTTGTTCGCGCAGGAAGTCCTTGAGCTTGGCCAAGTCGTAGTACGTGGCGGTCTCTGTCTGCTTCATGAGCACTCTCCCATCTTCTTCGTAGTGGCCTCTACCGCAACGACTGTGGGGCGCGCGCACGCAGCGAGGATGAATAGGTTCACGCCGGGAACAACCACTAGGAGCGATGGTGTCCAGTGGTAGCCCGCGTCAACGAGCCTGCGGCTTGTGGCGGCGAGGAATGGGAACGTCTGGATGATGAGCCAGACCGAGAACCCGAGAATGATGGGGATCGCTCGAGCGATGGCCTCGTGCCGGTTGTGGAAGAAGTCGCCGCGGGTGGTAGCGACGTAGATGAGGCCGGTTGTCCACCACCACCACACGATCAGGGTTGTGGCGGCGTAGAAGCCTGCGGTGGGCCAGTAGTCGCGTCGGCTCATGGGCGTAGCAAAATCAAGAGCTTGCGTGTAGAAGTTCTTGACGATGGAGCCAGCGCGTTTGAGGGCTGGGGGGATGGGGATGTCGGTGATCTGAACGTCTGGGTCGAGGTCTGGGTGTTTTGTCATGGGTGTGGTCTTTCTGTGTTGTCTGGCTGGTCGGGCATGATGCTGACGTACTCTTCGGGTTCGCGTGGCGCGTTGAGAAGTGCCTTGGCTTTCGGGTTTGCTCTGATCGCCACTTCGACGACGGGCTGAGGGAGACGGTCAATGCCTTGCCACATGAGGGGCCGGATCAGGTTCCGGTACTTCTCAGGCTGATGACCTTCCCAGAGGATGCGCGCGATGATGGGTGAACGCACCTGGAAGATGATTGGGTACTGGACTTTCTTCGCGAGCGCGGGGAGTGCGAGGTTGAGCTTTGCGAGGAGTTCCCCGGTGCGGCTGACGTTCTCCGCGTCGGATGGGCGGTATGTGCGCCACCAGACGGGTTCCTTAACGCCCTTGATGAACAGGGCGACGCACGTGTGGCCGGCGGCGTTCGTGTAGACGCTGATGAGGTTTTGGGGGGTCTTGCGGGGGGTAGTCACTTGGTCTTCTCCAGTTGTTTCCAGGTTGTCGTGAGGTCTTCCTCGAACTCGAGGAGGGTTTCGTACACGCAGCCAGCGTATAGGGATACCGTGTCGTTGGGGATTGCGAGGCGGGCCTGCACGTAGGGCACGCCACCGTCCTTGATGGGCTTGTAGGCTCGCTCGAGCGGCACATCGTCAGTGAATAGCGCTTCAGTTTCATCACGGCCCACGTGATGCAGATGTGGGAGGGCGACGAACTCAGCCGGTGTCAGGTCCGCGAGCGCGACTGCTTCGCTGATGTCGTCCGCGAGCGCAGGGTCCGCGCCTTCGTAGAGAGGTTCCCCTGGCTGCACGGTGAGGATCGAGAGCGGGTTACGGGTGCCGGTTTGCTCGACGTACTTGCGCACATTGTCAGGGCTGACGGTCGTCACGCCGATCCCCCGAATGGCATGGTAGGCGTAGTCCTCGATCTTTGCGGGGCAGCGTGGGTTGACACAGGTGATCGCTGCGAGGTCGATAGAGGAGGCGAGGGGCCACTCGCATCGTGGACACTGTGAGGGGAGGGCTGATGCGAGCTTGGGGGCAACGCTGCGTAGGCGTTTGGCGACCTCGGTGATGAGGGGCACCGGCTCACTCCTTCCTGTGAGGGGTTTCGTTACCCTCATAGTTTATCGCATTTTGGGGCAAAACCACGGGGAACTGCCCGTTGTGAGCATGTTTCGGTGCATGGAAAACCCCTGCCGTTCCCAGAGTGAGATCCGGCAGGGGGCAGCGGTGATCGCGTGGGTTTAGAGCCAGGATGTTGGCAGGCCTCGTTTCGCGAGTTCATACTTGATGCGGTCAGCGACTTCGCGCGCAAGGGCGAGATGCGGACTGTTGGCTCCGTAGCGGTCTCCGATGTCCTTAAGGCGATCCTCGATGCGGATGGGAGTGCCGGTTGGGGAGGTCGTCATGTCGGCGGCGTTGATAATCAGGAGCTCATCATCCATGTAGCCGACGGTGGGGTCTCCGTGATCGTAGACGGCATCTGCTGCGACTCCCAGGCCGATGAGGACTCTGCCGCCTGCGTGAGCGTGATCGTTGGGGTCGAAGGCGTATCCAACGTCGTGTAGGAGCCCAAAGATGTAGAGCTCGCGCGCCCGATCCTCGGTCTTCCCGAAGATGGTCTTGGCGATTTCGTAGGCGCGGTTCGCTGTGGCGTTCATGTGGGCGAGGCGACTGGGAGTAAGAGGGGTGAAGGTGGTGGTCATGCGCGTGTTCCTTTCGGGTTGATGTGGGCGCGGAGGTGGTCGAGACTGGCGGGCTGGTAGGCCCATGCGTCTACTCCGACGTTGATGTCGAAGCTCCCCCATTCGGGGCGGGTGGGCGCGTTGTCGTGGGTGTGTCCGTAGAGGAGGACGTGGGGCTCGTCGCGGGTGAGTGAGTTGCTGTAGAGGACTTTCGGGTCGAAGGCGTTGGATGAACACCCGGCGGGAACGCCTGTGTGGGCGACCATGTTGGCGACCTGTCTGGACGGATAGTGCGTCAGAATGAGCGTCGGCATGTCGGCGACCTGGAGGACCATCGAGTCGGTGATCGTCGAGAACACTTCCGCGAGGTGCAGCGTCGCCCACCTGGCCTTCGGGTCGTGGTTGCCGCGGATGAGGTGCATGTGCTTGTAGCCGACGCGCCTAGAGACTGACTCTATTAGGGTGACGGCATGGTCGATGTCGCGTTTCCTGCCGAGCGAGAGGTCACCGAGGATGTAGAGGTCATCCCCGGATTGGAGGCAGCGTAGGAGGTTGCTGACGATCAACTGGTCGTGCTGTTCGACGCTGCGTGCGCCACGGTGCATGAGGGCGACGGTCTCGTGGCCAAGGTGTAGATCGCTAGTGAACCAGTGCGTCATGGGCGAGCGCCTTTCATGCTTTCGTATGCGGCGACGATACTGTCACGTAGAGCGGCGTAGAAGTCTCGGTTGATGGGGTGGTAGACCTCGTAGCGTCGCCCTTTGGAGTGGTTGTACTGTGAGGGCATTCGGAGGCTGTAGGTCGCGTCTGGTTCTCTGATGAGGCGCATGTCTGTGATGACGAGGAAGTCGCCGATGTAGGCGGCTGCTTCGCAGAGGAACCCGCGTGTTGTTTCGTCGGGGATGTGGGTGATCTTCACGCGCGTGATTTCGGGTGTCATCATAGGTAGAGCCGTCCTTGTCTGCTGACGATGTTGCCGACGCGGATCTGCTTTTCGACGGCGGCGCGTGGGAAGTATCGGATGGTGTCCTCGAAGGTTGCGCCGGGGTGGGCGCGTAGGAACTCGCTGATGGTGGCGGGCGCTTCGTACACGGATTCCGTGACAGCCCCTGTAGGCGCGTGTGCGGCACGAACAGGCTTTGGCGCTACCGCTGGGCCTTTGGTGCGCCCTGCGGCGCTCTGCGGGGCTTGCTGAGTGCGACGGCGACGCTCACCATCATCATCACGACGAGAGCCCTTGCTGCCCGTCGCCTTGGTCTGTGCGACACGGCTGCGGGTGGCCTTCCGGTCGGGAGCACTTGGCGCTGGCTGTTGATGGTTAGGATCAGCACTCATGGCCTCCAGTTCAGAGTCGGGGAAGCTACTGACGAGAGCCGTGAGGGCATCGCCGGTCAGGGGTGCTTCGCCTTGGATCCGTCGTAGGGGCTCGATGTACTCCGAGCGGGTAGCTGGAGTGATGGGGCGGGGGTGGGAGAGGAATGCGAAGCCTTGCTCTCGTTCTGTCTGCTCGAACTCGTCGAACATCTCTTGCATGAGGGCTTCGTAGTCGCCGGTGCCGATCACCCGGTTCTGGTGGTAGGTGGTTTGAGCGGCTTGGAGCTGCTGTGCGACTTCGGGGTCGATGTCCAGGATCATGGTTTGTGTCTCCTAGAAGGTGCCCCAGAAGGACTCGCGGTCGAGGTTGGCGCTTTCCTCGCTGGTCAGTGCTGGTGGTTCCGTCTCGTCGCCTGTGTCGTCACCCTGGAACATCGACTGGAAGGGATCGTCAGCCGCCAGGGTCTCCTCGTGTACGGGAGCCACGTCCGCGTCCTCCTGGTTGCTGTCGCCAAAGGGGTAGAAAGCGTCAGGCTCTTCTGCCGGGGCGGGCGTTGACGGCGAGCTGTCCGCGTGCGTGGCGCTGATCCTGTTGAACATGGCCTTAGTGCTACTGCGCTTCCTACCAGAAGGACGCGGGGCTGCTGGAGCTGGCCTCGGCTCGGGAGCCGGGGGTTCGGGCTCCTCCTCGTTAACGGGGTCGAGCTTGTCCCAGTAGTGGCCGATGTAGGACTCGAGGCGTTCCATGCCCTTCGTGTCGGGAGCGAGGACTGCTGCTCGCAGGTACGTGGGTGCGCCGTCGTTGATGTCGGCGATGCGCACTGCCACGTCGCCAGCGTTGGAGAGCTTGTACGGGAACTCGCTGGCTGAGTTCAGGCCGAGGTTTTCGGCGGCGCTCGCGTCGCTGGCTGACTTCGCAGTGATGCGCACGGAGATCAGCTCGGACACGCTCTTGGGGATCACGTCGTTCTTCACGCGGTGGGGGATGAAGATTGCGCGCATACCCAGGGCCGGGAACTCGGACACGAACCGCTCGATGAGTTCACGGTATTCGCGAGCGTCTTCCTTGCCCATGGCGTTGGCGAGGGACATCATCTCATCGAGGACGACGTACAGGAACGGGAAGGTGACTTCGGGGTGGTCGCGTCGGAACTCGAGGACGTTGACGTACCCGTACTGCTGCATGATGTTCTTGCGTCGTGGGGCTTCGGTGTTGACGAGGTAGCGGAGCATGTCGATCACCGAGTCCACGGTGTACTCTTTGCGGCGCACGTGCGGCAGGTTGTAGTTGGCGTACTCGCTGATCTGGTTCTTCGGGTCGCCGATGTAGAGGTGCAGGTCGTTGGGGCTCATGTAGGCGCACATTTGGTTGAGGATGAGCTTGACGATCCAGGACTTGCCGCTTCGTGGTTCGCCGGAGACGACGATGGCGGGGGCTTTGAGGAGGTCCACGGCTTTGACGCTGCCGTCGCCGGTGGTGCCGATGACGACGGGCATCTCGGTCTTGGGGTTGCGCACGAACTTCTGCGTGTCGGGGGATGCGGCGTACATGTCAGCGAGGGAGATCATGTCGATCTTGGCTCCCTTGTAGATGCTGATGAAAGCGCGCGACCCGGCCTCGGCGCTGGTGGCGTAGGCGTTGGGGTATTCGAGGTTGCCGTTGTCGTCGTACTTGTAGATGTTGACGACTTCATCGGCGATTGCCTGGGTCTTCATGCGTGGGGTGCGGCTGATCGTCAGCTTATACATGAAGGGGTTCTCGGAGGCATCCTTGAGGTCGGGGAGGAGGTCTTCGCGCGTGCCTACCTGTTTGGCTGCGTCGCGGATCAGTTCAGCCCAGATCGCCCATTCTGCACTGCCTTCGCGGAGGTTACGCATGTCTGCGAACTTGGGGCTGATGGACGGTAGGCCCTTCGTCAGGGTCTCGTAGATGAACTGTCGGGTCTGGGTGCCCTTCTGCATGTTCAGGCTCTCGAGGTCGGACTCGAGGGAGTCGTAGTCCACTTCCTCGGCGGGTTCCTCGTCGGGGATGAGATCATTCCAGTCCCAGCTGTCCGATTCCTGCTCAGGCTCGGGGGCGGGGGCGCTCGCGGGTTCAAGCTCGTCGAACATGGGAAGGGGCTGCGGCTCGATGACGGGGGCGGGTTCCAGCTCGGGGGCAGGGCGGCGCAGTTGCTCGCGCACGTCGTCTTTCTGGTCGATGATGTAGCCGCCGGCGAAGGTTGCGATGCCAATGAGGGCGGAGACGGCTGCGCCGACGAAGATGTAGTAGCCGACTGCGAGCGCTGGGAGGAAGTTCGATAGGAGCCACATGCCCGCGCCCACTACTGAGACAACGCCGCTGGTCTTCATGGTGGCTGCGCCCATGCCGCTCACGGACGCTGCTGTGTGGGTCTTAGCTGCGACCACGGCGGCTTTCGTGAACTCGTAGGAGTTGCGCCCCGCTTTTGATGCCGCCTGCTGTGCTGCTTGCCCGATGGCCCCAGATGCCGTCTGTGGCCCCTGTTGCTGGCCGAAGGCTGCGGGCGGCGGGCCCTGCTGCCCGAAGGACGGAGAGAATGGGTCATTGGACGGGCCTCCAAACGGCGACGGAGAGGGTGCGCCGAAGCCGGATCGAGAGGAACCGAAGGGGTCATTACCGCCGCCACCGAAGGGGCTATCGAACGATGAAGAACGCGACGGCCCGCCGAAGGGATCGTCGAAGGAGCTGCTGGACGGGCCGGAGTCCATACCCCAGATGGACTCGTCGCCCATGCCGGGCGCGAACTCGGGTTCTTGATTGCGGGCGTTGAAGCGTGCGAGCGCGTCGTCGCCGTTGGTGGGGATGGCCATAACCGTTCGGCCTTTCTGTGAGATTAGCGGACAGTGATGAGGGCGATGACGAGGGCGACGGCTGCGACGATGCAGGAAATCGTGTGAAAGCCGTTGCGGTACTTCTCGTCAAGGTCTTTGAGGGAGTGAACCCAGACGTTGGTGAGGATCAGGAGCATGGTGAGGATTGACCAGATCATCGGTTCGCGTCCTTGTACTGCTCGCGGATGTAGGTTGCCACGTCAACGCCGTCGGTGTTGCGTAGGAGGTTGTCTAGGTCTTTGTCGATGGAGACAAGCCACCCGCTGTTCTGTGCGGGGTAGCGCTGGACGGTGAGGTCGAACGTCACGTCACGCATGGGCGCGTCGCCGTCTTGTGGGCCGGTGGTTTGGAGGTGATCGACGGCCTGCTGGTAGGAGTTGGTGATGTAGGTGTAGACGTACTGGTCGCCCTTGCCGGTGTCGCTCTCGCCCTTGTTGTAGTCGCGGAGGTTCTGGAAGATCGTGTCTCGGTCCTTGTTCCAGAAGGTTTTGTTGGTGAAGTCGAGCATCTTGGCGCGCACTGTGTAGACCTGTTTGTCTGTGGAGAAGTTCGCGCCGCGGGTGACGGACTGGACTTGCAGGGATAGGAGGCCGAGGCGGTAGCGGTCGCGCTGGTACTGGTCCTTGTAGTCGGTACTGGAGGCGGTGTCGGTGTCGAAGAAGTCCGCGTAGGTCGTGGTGACTGATGAGCGGCGCGAGTTTGCTTCGGCGGTGGTGAAGTCCAGGGTGTTCAGGGCGCGCAGGTAGGCGTAGGTCACCTCGTCGGGTGGGGTGTCGGGGTTGCCGAGGGAGAGGAGGGTTCCGTCCACGTCCCAGATGAACCCGGACTTCGGGGTGCCGTACTTTTCGCGCAGGGTGGGCTGCTGGTTCATGAGGAGCTGGTCAACACCGTCGGGGCCCGCAGACTCGGACGCGGATGGTGTGGAGCCGGACTGTGCGAGGGCGCGGACTCTCTCTTCGTTCGCGCGCGCGGATGACGCTGAGTGTGAGAACCAGTAGACCACGGCGATGACGAGGACAAGGAGGACGGGGAGGATGATCTTCCACTTGGTGCGCACGAACTTGATGACGCGCTCAGAAGCGGTGAGGTCTTCCTCATCGTCACGCATGTTGTCGGCCACTGCGGGCTGCTGTGGGCGTGGCGCGGGACGGGGGTTTGGCGTGGGGGCCTGGGGGCGCTGTGGTGGGCGCTGCTGGCCGGAGGGGGAGGCCGTAACCTTCATTTTCTCTCCCTTGATTCTGGTTCTAGCTGGTTAGTTGAGGGCTGAGAAGTCCCAGCCGTCCGAGGCGGGCGCTGCTTCTGTCGGCGGCTCGACGGCGGCTTGTTGTGTGCGTCGTGAGCGTCGGCGTAGCGGTGGCCCCTGTTGGAGGAGGCTGTCGATCTCGCGTTGGAGGTCGTCGGGATCCTGGAACGCTGTTGCGCCACTCGAGGCCTCCTCAATGGCGGTGTCCTCAACTGCTTCGACAGAGCCGGTCTTGAACAGTTCAGACTGTGCGATGCCGTCGGGGAGCGCCACCTTCCCCAGAGTAACCTCTCCGGTGGACAGCTTGATAACGAACGCACGTTTATAGGGCGATTCTGCGCCATCTTCGGACGTTTTGCTGGTTGCTGTGGCGAGCATGGTGAGTTCACCCTTGAGGTAGCCGATGCTGAGCTTGTCGGCGATTTCGTTGCGGACGTTCGCGTCACGGATAGCGCCGATAGCGACCGACTGGACGTTCTCAAAGATCTTGAGCTTCGACCCTGCGTCCATGAACATCGAGGGCTGGTTGCTGATGATGAGGTTGATGTCGCCCATCTTGCGGCCACCCGTGATAGCGGTACCGAGGATGCCGGCGGCGCTGGGGAACTCGGCCCAACGCTGGAGCTCTTCCCACACGGTGACGTTGAACTTGCCCTCGCGCTTGCAAGTCAGGGAACGAACGTGGTGGATCGACGCTGCGGACAGCTGAGAGAGCTGGAGCTGCACCTCGTCCACCATGACGGTGGCCTTCGACTTCATGCCGAAGGAGCACAGGACGACGCGCGCGTTGGCCACGTCTTCGGTGGAGACTCGGTTGGAGAAGACGCTGGCGCGGGAGCCGTCGGGCTCGAAGTACTCGGCGAGCTGGGCGCGCACGAACGTGAGGGACTTGATGTAGTCCTCGTCGCTGGCGCGGTAGTCGCCCATGGCGGCTCCGGCGCGTAGTGCTTCGTGGCCGTCCTTGATGACCTGGTAGACGCTGTAGAGGGTGAGGCCCTTGCTGTTCTTCCAGGTATGTGCGTCGTCGCCGAGCACACCCGCGTCGCGGTAGACGACACTGATGGCGTTCTTGAGGATGCTTTCGGCCCACTGGTAGGTGTGGAGGTGGGATCCCATGAGGGCGCTGAGGTAGGAGAGCGTGTAGTTCACGCCCAGGCCGTAGGTGCCGTTCTCAGCGTCGATTGCGAGGTCGCCGGAGCTCATGATCTCAACGGGGTCGAAGTAGCTGCCCTGGCCTTCAGCCATGTTGAGGATGAGGCAGGAGTCGTGGTTGGCGTAGAAGCTGACGAGAGGCGTGTACTCGTCGCCTTCCACGTCGTTGATGGTGAGTCGGACTCGGGAGTACTTCATGAGTTCGTTGAGGAGGTTCTTCACGAAGAAGGACTTGCCGCCACCTGTTTCGGCGATGACGACGAAGTTTTCCGCGTCCACGTCGTTCTCGCGGAACTTGTAGAGGATCGGGTAGCCGGAGTTCACGTCGCGGGCGATGTATGAGCCGTGGGTGCCGATACGGCCCTGGTCGTAGCCGGTGAAGCGGGCGATGATCTCGTCGGAGAGCACGTTCTTTCCGACGCGACCGAAGGACTTGCGGCTGTGGTCCATGCTGAATGGGGAGAACGCGGCGGTGAAGTCGGCGAGGTGCTGGACGACGCGGTTGACGGTGATGCCGTTGCGGGTGCAGAACTGCTCGATCTTTTCGAGTGATTCGTCGAAGTCTTCGCCGCGGATGCCCATGACGATTGCGTGGCAGCGGTACTCGAAGAACTCGAGTTGGCGGTCGGTGCTGGTTGCGTTGGAGAGGTAGACGATGCTTTCTTCGCGCCACTGGTCGCGCGCGAGGTCGGTGCGGTTCTTTTGGTACTCGAAGGCGTTGTCGCTGAGTTCCTTGTTTTCATTAGCAGTGTTCTTGTAGTTGTTCAGGAGCGCCTTAAGTTTGGGGTCTTCCCAGTTGATTGCCGTGGGGATGCTGTAGTCCGTGAAGAACATGCGCATCGTGGGGTGGAGGCGCTTGCGCATCTCGGCGCGGAACCGCATGGGGAGTGTCGTGCTGTAGCTGTCGAAGGACAGGAAGACAACGAGGTTGTCCTTGCCGGAGAAAGATGCTCGGTTGTTCGTGTAGAGGTTGTAGTCGCGCTCGGGGAATGTGCGCGAGTCCCGCATCTGGGTGTTCGTCGTAAACACGTCGGCCCACACGTGGTACCAGGCGATGCGGTTCATCAGATCCCAGCGCCCCACTTTCTTGGGTCGTCCGGGTTCGTGGATGCGGCCTCCGAAAAGGAGACGCACGAGCGGGTTTGTCTTCTTCGTTTTCGTTGCTGCCATGGTTGTGTCCTTATGAGCGGGCGGCTAAGCTACCGAAGCCCATCATGAGGGCTTCGTACTGGCTGGTCAGCTGAGCGTAGGAGCTAACGCGACGGTTGGCGTTTTCTGGGTATTGGGTGAACATGGGCACGTAGGTGAGGGTACCCGCGTAGAGGGTATGCGAGGTGATGAGCCGTCCCAGAGGGAAGTTGGTGTAGCCCGCGACGGAGCTGAGGCCATTCGCTGCATACACCGTGCGCGACGCTGAGCCGGTCACCATGTGCGAGTGACTGTGCACTGTGCGGTCCACGCAGATGACGGCGTTGTAGTTGTTGTCCTGGATGAGCTTGTCGTGCAGGAGCGCTGCGGTGGGTCTGCTCGTGAAGACCACGGGGGCGTGCAGCGCAGGGTCGTCGCTGGACATGGAGTCGTCAACCCAGGGGAACTCTCGGTAGTGCGTGCGGGTCACTGCGGAGGGGGACTCAATGAAGATGAGGCGGGGCCGCATGTTGAGGCGGTCTTGGAGGTAGTCTCGGAGCCCGAGCATGAAGCTGGTCAGGTACTTCATATGGCCGAGGTCTTTGACCCTGTAGATGGGCTTGTTGCCCTGGTATTCAACCGGGGGGAAGTTCGTGATGCGCGGGCCACCGTTTCCGCTCGTGTGAGCGCTCTGTAGCTGAGCGCGAGCGGCCTTGAGTGTTGCCTCGGACCTGCGCGCGTGCTCTTTCAGGGTGGCGAGACTGTCGTTCATGTCGCTGAGGATCCCGACGGACACCTCTGCTTGCTCACGGCGCTCTTCCTCGGAGCGCTCGTATGCGGCAACGACGTTGGATGATGACTCCGCAATGAGCGCAAGGGTTGCGCTCGGCAGAGTCTTCCCCTCGCGGACTGATTCGCGGAAGGCGCGCAGGATGTCCTTGTCGCCGGATACGTCGTCGACGAGCACGAGGTCGGTTCCTGCTACCAGGATCCCCTCAAGGAGGTCTGGGCTTTCGAGGAGGTAGGAGTCCGTGTAGATCGCGCCGTTCAGGCCGGTGATGGCCATGCCGAGTGCTGTGTCTGGCTCGTCGTTGACGTAGATGAGCTGAGCGTCTTGCAGTCGCGGGTCTTTGAGGGCTGCGATTGCTTCGGGCGCTTCTTCTTCCGTGTCGTGGATGACGACAGCTTCGACGGTAAGCGCGCTCGGCACTGTCGCGAGGAAGTCTCTGACGGATGCGGCGATGAGCCAGTCAGGGAACCTGTCTGGCTGGATCGTCGTGGAGATGAGGGCTTTCATCGCTGCGGTCCTGTGAGGGCTTCGATCTGTCGGATGAACGGGTCGCGGTCCCACACGATGCGGGGGGCGACGCTGGCGAGGAAGTTGAGGGTGCTCGGGTTCGCTCCGCCGGGGTGCAGCCATGCCGTCTCGGAGAGTAGGCGGCAGAGCTTGTTGCTGATCTGGTCGGAGTCGTAGATCGTGTTCAGGAGGGCTGCGAACCCTTCAGGTGACCCTTGGGGGGCGAGGAAGTGCGTTTGGGTGGGGTGCGCGTCGTTGAGGGCAGTCAGGAACGCCTCCGTCTTGCCTGTTGCTTCCAGGGGCACGTCAACGACCGTGTAGTCGAAGTAGGGGATGAATGGCAGGACGGCCTCGAGGTCGTCGAGGTTCGTGTTTTTGTCCTCTGCTGCCCCGTTGGACATGAAGTAGATGCCGCCGTCGAGGAAGGGGGAGCTCTCCTTCATGGATGGGCGTGTGGCTGCGAAACCGTCGGCGTTCTCCAGGAACGCGAGGATCGGGTGATCGCCTGACTGGAGGTCGATGTAGAGGACGGTGTGCCCGCTCTGGGCGTAGGCATCCGCGAGCGCAGCGCTGTAGATGGCCGTTTGCTGGCTGTCAGCGGATAGGACGGCGTTGACGCGGGCCCCGGTGCGGAAGATCGGCATGTCTGGGTTCGCCGATGGGGTGAGCTGCGGTGCGTGCGCGCTGAGCGGATGGAAGTCGCGTAGCTGGGGTGGGGGGCAGGCTGCGAGGCGGTCTTCGACGGTGAGGTTTTCGTCGTCGAAGAAGCCGGTGTCTGCGTGGCTTGAGCCTGCTGCACCGAGGCTGAGGATGTCGCCGGGGATAGCGCTGGCGGCGCTGTAGGTGCGGTCGTCGCTGATGGGCTGCGAGATCAGGGTGGGAGATGTGATGCGCGTATCGGTGTAGGTGTCGGCGATGTCCTTGAGCGACAGTGTGAGGAGGTCTGCGAGGAAGGAAGCCTCAAGTCTATCTGACAGCGGAATGACGAGGCTGTGCGGGTGGTTGACGTTTGCTCGATACTGGTTGATGCGGTCCTCGCGTGTCTTCTTCACGAGGGCGATGCTCTCGATCTTCTCGGCTTTGCCGAGGAACATGTTGAGGATCTGGAGGTTGGTGTCCAGGAGGTTGCCGGTGCCAAGTGTGGTATCGCTGTCGAAGATGATGAGGCGGTCGATGCCGATGGCGCTCGCGTCAGTGCTGGAGTAGCGTCCATTCAGCTCTACGACAGTGTTGAACACCTCGTATGCGTTGGAGTCAACCTGGTTGCGTGCGCTGCGCAGGAGTGCGTCTGCGGAGGCCTTCTCAACGATGAGCGCGATGCTCATAGCCTTTTTCATGATTCTTATAACCTTTCGAGCGTCTGTTACTGGATGGGGGTGGTGGTGCCGTCGGCGTGGATGATGCGTGTGGGGCGCAGGAAGCGCTTGTAGTTGACCTGGCCTGTGGATTGGCGGATCGCGTCGGACGCGGAGAATGTCAGGAGCGCGAAGTACTTCTTCGCGAGGGCACCGATCTCGTGCGGGGGCATGTAGGAGGCTGATGCCCAGTTGGCCTCTTCGCACAGTGCAGTCTTGAAGGCGATTGCCGCCTCGTGCAGATCCTCGTAGCTGCCGGTGCCTTTGGTGGTGGCCAGAAGGTACACGTCGCCGGGGGTGGTGGCGTGTTCTTGGAGGGCTGCGAGGTTTTCGTAGGTGGGGCGTAGCACGTCGTTGCGCAGTGAGGGGTTCTCCGTGTTGGCGAGGTCTTCGTTGAGTCCTTCGATGCGTTCGTCTTTGCCGATGCTGCCCATGTAGTCGATGTGGCCGACCATGATGCCGCGTCTGCCGGCTTCTCGCATCGCGTATGCGTAGCCCTCGTAGTGGTCGAAGACGGCCTGGGCGGTATCGTTTCCGACGCGGGAGCCTTTGTTGGCGTGGATGAAGATTCCCATGCGTCCGCCGGTCTTGAAGTAGCAGACGTAGGGGGGAGTGTTCTCGATCCGGTAGATGCCCCAGACGTTGCTGAGGGCCATCCGGTAGTCGTTGGCGAGCTGTTCCATGAGGTCAGCTCGGAACTCGCGTTCCTCGAGGATGAGGTGCCGGATGATGAGCGACGCGACCGATGGGATGAGGACGATGCAGACGATCAGCTTGGCTCCGAGGCCCGCGCCTGAGCCGATCAGGTAGGCGAGGTCCAGGAAGAACGCGATTGCGCCTGCGCCTGCTGCCATGTAGAGGCGGTTGCGCCACCGTTCTTTGCCGTTCACTTGCGGCTTGTCGAGTGTCAGGGGGATGGAGATGGACTCGTCTCCCACCTGTGGCCGCATGTCGTTTCTCGTGCTCATGCCCCTATTTTACTGTGTTTTTGACGGTAAAGACTGGTATGTGGGGTGCGTGTTTACCCGAAATGGACGTATCCGGTAACCCACTGGTTGAGGTAGCCCTTCTGAAAGCCAACGTCGTGGGTTGCTGCGGAGGACTCGTCGGGAGAGACGTTGAGGCCGGTTGCGCCATAGTCGGAGGCATGGACAATCCACCCGTCACCAACGTAGATGCCGACGTGGCCGGGGCCCGTGATGATGTCGCCGGGAGTGAGGACTGATTCATCACCGTTGTAGGGGGTGGCGTGGGCGGCAAAGAAGGCACTGTTAGCCGATAGGAGGCTGGTAACCTGCGCGGAGGATGACTGCCCGACGACGATGCGGTCCTGGTCAGCTCCGAGCTGTACGGGGTTGCCAGAGTCGTCCATGGTCCACCCGGCCATGAGGATGAGGGCACTCACCCAGCCGGAGCAGTCGTAGCCGGTGGGGCCGCGGCCTCCCCAGTCGTAGGAGTAGTAGCCCTGTGCGGGGAGGTTCGCCATGGCGTATTTGGCGTTTGCGAGCATGGCGGGGCCGATTTGGCTGGGGGATGCGGCGACGGTTGGAACACCATTGCCACCGTCGTAGGCGTTGACTGCGGATGCGGCGCTGACGGTTGTCCCGTTGTTACCGATGCCCATGACCTCGGGGGAAACCTTATCCGACAGGTTAGTGAGCCAGAACCAGCCTCCGCCCGCGAGGACGAGCGCGACGATAGCGAAGATCGCGAGGACAGTCACCCAGCCCATCATGACGAGGCTGAGGAGCGCATCGACGGCACGGGCCGCGAACTTGATTGCCCCGAGGGTTGCCTGTCGGGCAATGCGCACGATCTTGGTGGTGTCGCTGTTTTCGCTACCCGTCGCCTTCGCTGTCCCCTCGAGGGCGGCTTTGGAGGCGACATCTGCTGTGGCGACGGCGGCGTTGAGACCGACGCGAGCGGTGAGGGCGACGATCTTGAGGGAGATCGACAGGCATAGGAGGAGGAAGGAGAGGATCACTTCGCATCCCCCTTCTTCGCACCCCCTGAGCCCTTGCCGCCCACGAGTTTCTTAGCGCCTGCCTTGATCTTGGAGTTGATGCTGGAGGCAGTGCTTTGGGTCTGCTTCTTGGACGACTGGGGTGTATCGGTGAGCGCGTCGCGTCGGATCTTGTCGGCGAGGTCGGAGCGCCCGAGCTTTTCTTGCATCTCGGCTTCGGCCTGCGCTGTCTGGATCTTCGTCTGGCGCGTGCTGGTTGCAGCGGCTTCATCCTGCGCTGCCTGTGCCTTCTTGTCCTGTCGGCGCTGCATGACCTGCTGGCCTGCGTTGACGGTGCCGCCGACTGCGTTGGAGAAGCCCTGTTTCATTGCTGCGCCGATGCCGCCCACTGCTGCAATCTTGGAGAAGGCGCTGCCGAACACGCCGGAGACGCTGTTGTACGCAGCCGTGGCGTAGTGGCGCATGTCCTTGAACACTCCCCGTAGGGTGCGGAAGTACAGGAGGGACACGATGACGTTGAGTGCGCAGATCGCGAGGAGCGCGAACACTGGGTCGCCTAGGCGCACGGATGAGCTGAGCTGTCCGGTCACTCCATCGACGGGATCGCCCATGAGGAGGCTGATAATCCACGTCATGCTGAGCGTGATGATGAGGAACATGCCCAGGGGTCGGAGGATCGCTCTGGAGGCCTTGTAGGCCAGCTTCCCGTCGGTCGCTTGGAAGACGGCGGCGAGGAGGAACACGAGGGCGCACACGGCGATTGCGAGGAGCGTCCCGTACTTCAGGAGGGGCACCACGTAGATGCTCAGGAAGTCCGTGATGATGAGCATGACGGAGGTCGTCATGGACGATTCCTGCGTGACCTGCTTGTAGAAGTTGTAGTCGCCGGCCTCGAGGGCATCCTTCTGGAGGCTGTTCGACAGGATGAGGCGCAGGTAGGAGTCGTAGGAGAAGTTCTTGAGCTCGTAGGACTGCGGGTAGAGTTGCACGCCCTGCTTGAGGCCGAAGAACTCCGTGTCGGAGAACGCCCGGTTGAACTCGAACGTGGTGAGCATCGAGGTCGCGCTGTTGAGCACGCTGTCCTGGAAGCTGTAGTAGTTCAGCATCTCGTTGAACGGCTTGCGGCTGTTCTCGAGGACGCTTATGATGCGTGATTCGACGCTCGTCAGGTCGGCCTTGGTGAGGCCGTAGGCGTTCATCTCGGAGGGGGAGAACACCATGGGGCGCTCTTCGGGGTAGGAGGCCGGGTCGAGTGGGTCGGTGATTGTGTAGGTCTTGCCGTTGTGGCGGATCGTCTGTTGCTTGGCGTAGGAAGCGTCGTAGAGCTGGTCCACCCATGCGGAGTGCATGTTGGCGAGCTGGGCGACGTTGACGTTCTGCCAGTACTTCTGGCGGTTCTCGGGGTCGTCGCGGAACTCTGCGTCGTGGCCTGGCTCGAACGGGAGGTTCGGGTAGGTCTTGAGGCTGTAGCGCTTGTCGTACTCGACGACGACGTTGTTAGCGGCCTTGAGGTAGGGGATGGTGTAGGTGAACAGTTCCTTCATGCCCAGGTAGTCCTTGAGCTCGCCGTCGTTGTCGGCGGTCTCGTCCTCGTTCTCCCCGGAGGCGTTGTTGTAGAAGAAGCCCTGGTTGGGTTTGTTCAGGAGCATGTCCTTGTAGCCGCCGGATGCGCTGTTCTTCGCGGAGAGGCCGTGGTCGTAGGTGTACCAAGAGAAGTGGTAGTAGGGGGACTCGGATGCGAGCGCGAAGGCTCCCAGGCCGTTGTAGTCGGCATCGGAGTAGGTCTCGTCGTCGGGGTTGTACCCGGCGGGGTTGGCGTTCTTGATCTGCTCACGCGCGGACTTGCCCTGCGTGTAGGTGCCGAGGCTGAACTGGTAAGCGCCGCCGGGGATGCCTACGTGGTCGTTGTAGGACAGGTTGTCGAGCTTGTTCGCGTCGGCGAAGTGGTCGGCGACGATCTTGCTGGACAGGACTGGCGTGATGTAGGCCAGGGTGGCTGGGTTGGAGTCGCCGGTGGGGCGGTTGGCGAAGCCGGAGCCCATGTAGGTGTCGAGGTCAGCCTTGTAGTTCTTGTAGTTGTCCTTGAGTCCCTGTGGCCAGTTGTCGGTGGCGGGGTTGGTGTTGATGGTGGCTTTGCCGTCGCCTCGGGCCGCTACGCCGAGGTAGGTGTAGCGGGATGAGTTGGAGATGTCCACGTAGGAGCGGTACAGGTACGTGGAGTTGGGGTCGTCGAGGTAGGTTTCGCCGCCGTAGGCCTGCTGGGTGGCGCTGTTGAGGAGCTTGGAGAGGCTGGGGCTGTTCTGTGTGGCGTTGGCGAGGTCTTTGCCGTATTCGACGGCGGTGCGCTTCTTGGGGGACTGCCACTTGAGGAGGATGTTTTCGCCGCCTCGGTTGCTGATCGAGTTGGCCTTACCGTCGGTGCCGTCGGACACGAAGGATCCCATGTCGGCACTGTTGTTGAACACGGTTTGCAGGTAGTTCGAGTAGTCGTCGCCTGCTGCGGCCTTGTCGATCTCCGTGGAGTACGTCTGGTGGGTGATAACGGCCCAGTACGTGAACTTTTGGCTGTAGACGGAGTTGCTGAACCTGTTCGTCATGTCCACGACACCGTTGATGACGGGGAAGATTGACAGGGCGATAACAACGAAGATCGTGAAGGAGCCGAGGGCTTGCTTCCAGCTCATCATGCTCATGACGGTGTAGACGCACAGGACGATGAGGATGATGAGAAGCAGGTACACAGCGTTGTCGTTGTAGACCTTGATGAGGGTGTCGGTCCAGGACAGATCGTGCAGGTTGGGTGTGGACACGTATCCTGCGAAGCCTGTGTAGCGTGTGGTGCCTTGGACGATGCTGATGGCCTGGGTGCCGGTCATGTCGTCGTGCCAGCGGATGAGCAGGCCGGAGATTTTGCTCGTGATGAGCTGGGCTGCGTAGTTCGTGTGCTCCCAGTTAGGGGACAGGAAAAAGTACAGGTAGTTGGTGATCGCGTCGGCTTTCTCGTTCTTCACCTGCGCGGGGTCGGCATCGAGCTTCACGTCGGACTTAACGGCGGGGAGGGAGGCGTTGTACTTCCAGCCCATCTTCTGATTCACCTTGTCGTCGCCGAATGCGGCCATGACGTAGCTGGCGTAGAGGCTGACGGCGGTGGGCTTGGGCATTGATGCGGCGGTCTGGGCGAGGTTCGACGCGGGGTCGATGGCTTTCTGCCAGGCGTTCGACGTGGTGTTCTTGTCGAGGTTGCCTGCCTTGGCGAAGACCTCGCCGGAGGGAGCGGTGATCGCGTCCTGGTACATGCCGTCTTCGGGCACGTCGCCCTTGAATGCCTGGATGTCGTCGAGGACGATCATCTTGTTGGTCGTGTAGACGGTCGTAGAGGCCTGACCTTCGTGCGCGCCGACCCATTCCTTGTAGATGAACGGGGAGCGGGACTGGTTGGTCTGTGTCGCGGAGCGCATGACGGCGAAGGCGTTCTGGTTGTTGCTGCCGAACATGTTGTGCACGTAGTCGTCGGAGGCCACGCCAGCTGTCTTGTACTTGTCCTTGAGCTGTTCTTCGAGCTTTTCTTTGGTGGTGGTCCAGGAGTCAGTGAAGAACCCGTCGTTGGCGGTGGTGTTGCTCGCGGAGCCGGGCTGTGTCTTGCCGTAGAAGCCGGAGATCGGCATGAAGCCGGAGCCGTTCGCATCGTCGAGGGTGCCGCTGATCTTGGTGGTGGCGTAGTTCGTGTTGTAGCCGCTCGAGGTTTCCCAGGGGGTCGTGAGCTGCTGCTCGATGTTGGAGAGCACGAGGTTCTGGAAGTTCACGGTGTTGTAGGCGCTCGCGGGCCCGTATTTGGTGCCGGAGGAGTCTACCTTGGTCCAGGTGCCGGGGTTCATGGATGCGGGGATCGCGACCCACGTGTGGTTGGGGCCGCGGTACACGATGTCGCCGAAGGGGCTGATCGCCATTTTGCCGGAGAAGCTGGACTGGTCGAGGGCGGTGTCGGCGAGGGCTTTGGCTGCTGCGGTTACGTCCACGCCGTCGGTGAATGCGTCGGCTTCGCCCTTGGAGAGGTCTGCGTCGGCGGTGGAGAGGTCGAACAGCGATGAGCCGTAGCCGTTGCCGAGGTCGGCCATGGAGAGCGCCTGGTAGAGGGCGACGGTGGAGGGGGTGAGGTTCACGCCTGTGGGATCCCAGACGAACGCGGGGACAGTCTTGCCGTCCACCTGGTAGACGAGAGCGTTCCACTTAGCTTTCATCGCCGGGTCGTCTTCCTTGAGGAAGGTGTAGTTCGGGTTGGTGAGGCTACCGCCGGACACCATACGCAGGAAGGAACGCCAGTCGGTCGGGTAGGAGTCCTTGACTGTCCAGGAGGTGTTCTGGTCCCAGTAGTCGCCGTCGGAGTATGCGAAGGATAGGTCGGTGCCGCCCTGCCAGACGTTGCCGATGATGTAGGCGGCAACCGAGTCGGCGGAGTCGGCGCTCATGCCGACGGTGGACTGTAGGGCGCTGGACACGGACTTCTGTGTCGCGTCGCGAGCGTCGCTGTCCTTCTTCATGATCGAGCCGTTGTAGTTGAACTGGCTCTGGAAGGGCACGTAGAAGTTCGATGCGAAGGTGCCGAGGATCCGCAGTTCTTCCGGCTTGAGGCTACTGGCATTGGTGTCTGCGAGCTTCTGGTTCTTCGCCAGGTTGATGATCGCAGCGGTACGGCTCGTCGCGTTGCCGCCCGTGGGGGTTTTCTCGTCGGCGGCGAACGCTGCGGGGGCGACGATGATGCCGCTCGTGACGACGAGGGCCATGAGGAACATGACGACGCGGGGCGCTGCCTTCTTGATGCGGCGCACAGTCGAGCGCATAACGCTGCGGATCTTCTTCATTTGCTTAACCTTTCTTAGTTCACTCCGGCGACCTGGAGGAACCACCCCATGATCTCATAGATACTGCCGCTCACGAGGTAGACCAGCACGATGGCGAGTCCAGCCATGACGAAGACTCTCCGCTTGAACCAGATCCACACAGCGGACTTGTTGCTGTCCATTTCTTCGCGCACTGCTCGTCGGGCTGCTGATGAGATGAAGCGGCGGGTGATGCCCTTGTCCGCGTCACCGACTTGGAACACGGGGATCGCGATGAAGGCCAGGTCGATGAGGAGGCTCGTCGTCACGAAAACGATAATGAGGATCGCGACGAGCCCCAAGAATGTGCTGAATGGGCCGGTGAAGGGCTTGAGGAGCGCCATGGCGCTGTAGAAGTTTGCGGATGCGTCTGTCGTTAGGTTGCTGACCGCTGCTGAGACCTTGCCGTCCTGCTGGCTGATGAAGCTGTAGAGCTTGGACTTGCGTTGACCGCCGAGGCCGCTCTTGCTGGTGGCCGACAGTGCGGCCTGCATGAAGGTCTGCTTGTCCTTGCTGTCGAGTTTGTTGTACGTCGTGAAGTCGAAGCTGACGGATCCTTCTTTGGCATCGTAGGCCATGATCTCGGGCGAGTTTTTGAGGCTCCGGTTCGCCTCGGTAACGATGGCGGAGATGTTGACATCGTTCTTGGCGATGTAGGTGGTGGCGCGCACGTTGTCGTCCGCGAAGGCTGGCCCGACAGAGATGATGAGCGCGACGAGGGTAGCGAGGAGCGTCAGGAGCGCCTTGCGGGGGCCTGCGAGTGTCTGCGTGGGGGTCATTGGGTCATTTGCCTTTGCGTGAGCGTGTGCGTGTTGTGGATGTCGATGAGGGCAGGGGAGCTGGCATGTTGCTCCCCTGCCCTCGAGCGGATCAGAAGAGGCTTCCGGTCACAAGGTCCATGGCCGTACCGACAAGGCTCCAGAGGAGGTTGTAGGCGAGGAAGCACAGAGCAAGGCCAACCATTAGGTACTTCATAAAGGCCTTCTTGAAGTACACCCAGACGGCGTTCTGGCCATTCTCTTCAGCTTCGACGGCCTTTCGGGCTGCTGTGGACACGAGCTTGGTGCTCGCCTGACGTAGGCCACCGCCGCCGCCACTACCGTTACCACCACCGTTGGCGACGGCATCGGAAAGCACCTGGAACGCGGGGATGCTGATGTACGCCAGGTCGATGACCGCTGAAATTGTTGTCCCCGCGAGGATCAGGATAGCCAGGAAGCCCAGGGCGGTGGACAGTGGGCCGCTGAACGGCGCGAACCAGCGCGCGCCGCCGTCAAGGTCGGCATACACGCCGCGAGCGAGCGTCGAAGTTAGGAGCTTCGAACCGAGGCCCGAGTTGGAGCGCAGTTCCTTGAACCAGTTCTGCTTCGTCTCTGAGCTCACGCCAGCGGACTTAGCAAGGGACGGAGTGTAGTCCTGAGCAGTCGGCTCCGTGTAGCTGTCGGTCTTGGCCATCAGGTCGTTGGCGAACTGGCTCTGTGCCGAAGATGTGAGCTGTTCGTAGATGGCCTGGTTAATCGTGCCCTCGGGCTTGATAATGTCCGAGCCGTTGACGGTGCCGCCGCCGCTGAGCTGGTAGGTGTTCCCAGCCAGATCCTTAGCGACGGTGGTACGTAGAGCCTTGTCGGCCTCCTGTGTGGCGTTACCAGCGCCGTTGCCGTCGGCTGCGGGCAGCACGCCAACTGTTGTGGGTGCAGTGACGCTGATCGACGCGCTCGCGGGCGCGGTGACGGGAGCCGCTGTCGCAGCGGTTGTGGTGGCAACGATTGGGGCGACGGCCAGGAACAGCGTTGCGAGTGCCGCTCGGCCCATGCCCATGCGTGGGGAGAGTTTCATTCTTCTTGGTGTCTTTCTGTGTCAGATGAGTTGGAAAGATGTGTACGGGGCGATTCCGAGCCTGTAGATCAGCCAGCCCAGGAGTCCTAGGTTGACTGCGTGCAGGATGTTGAACACGATCTTCTTCTCCCAAGTGCCACCAGTGGAGAAGAAGCCGGGCTCGCCCTTTCGTCGGGGTTTGACGTGAGGGATTATTTTGATCCGTTCGGGCAGGATCTTCTTCCTGAGTATCACTCGGTTGATGAAGAGTCCCGTTGCGAACGGTAGTCCCTCGGGGGTGAGGAGGTCGAGGGTGAGGTGGGCGATGAGGCCCATGATGATGCCGGTGAGTACGAGCTGGGTTAGAGCCTCCCCTAGGTTGGTCGTGAGCGGGTCGAGCTGGGTAAGTGCTCCGAGGAGGAGCAGGAATGGCAACTCGCTGTGGGTCTGCCAAGACCTGTGCTTACAGTCAAGGATACTGAGTATCTGCGCTACCCGTGACTTACGGGGCGCAATGTCACGCAGTGGTCGCGTGAGGTGCAGGATATGGCTGATTGTCCTGGATACGGGATCCTGGGAGGGGATCGTGTGGCCTGAGCGTTCGCCGGCGAGTTTCACTTCGTCCCACACGCTGCCGGGGTGGTGGTCGAGGTCGCTTGCTGTGGATCCCCACAGGGCGAAGGGGTAGAGGACGACCAGTGAGGCGAGCGGGGCTGCTTCAATGAGTGGCGCGTGGTGTGCGGCGAGGGCCGTGTAGCCGATCATGCACGCTGCTGCGCCTCCGGCGCGGTGGGTTGCTCCCTGCATTAGGCTGTGGCCTCCTGTAGGTCGTTGAAGCGCTGACGGAAGGCTGGGTTGACGCAGGTGCGGAACGTGGTGTCGGTGCCTTCCCATTTGGCGACGGCGGTTGCCCGGTTGAATCGGACTTTCCCGGTGTCGCTGACGTGTAGTGCGCCGATGCCGCGGAGGACTGCGCGCCCTGACGTGGCGAGCTCGCGGATGATGGTGTTCGCGTATGCGGCGAGGATGGTTCGGGCGAGTTCGATGTCGTACCCGTAGTCGGATGCGAAGGCTGCGTACTGGGCCTCGAGGGGCTGGCGTTCGTTGAGTCCGTAGCTGGGTGTGCCGTTGGAGAACTCGATGATGCCGAGGTAGCTGACGGTGGTCGGCTGGGTGGCGCTGGTTGCCTGGTTGGCTGTCCACTCGCCGTATCTGCTGATGACTTCGTGTGCGAGCGCGTGGCTGACCTGGCAGGTTTCCGCTGTCTGTCGGATGCGTGGGGTTCTGACGGTCATGCGAACTCCAGGGTCTTGATGGAGGCGTAGTACTTGGTGCGCGTCTCCGTGTCCTGCCAGATGTTGTATGTGGCCATGATCTTGGGGTCGGACATGGCTTGAATGACGGCGGCTTCTTCGGCTGCGCGGATGATGTCGAACTCGAGCACGTCTCCGTTGGTGGGGACGTGTTCCTTGAGCATGGTGAGGAGTGCGTCTGCTGTGGATGCGGAGACGCGCGCGCTTTCGGTGGCCTGGCGGCGGCTGTTGGGCATGAAGCGCTGCGTGAACGCTTCCTTGAAGGTGCTCATATGCTGCCTTCCTTTCTGGCGGGTGTGGGGCGACGCTCCCCACTGTTGTTTGGTGGAGTAGCGTCGCCCCGGTGGTGGGTTAGAAGATCTGGGACAGGATCCAGTAGAGTACCTGGCTGAGGCCGTTGCCGAAGGCGATGCCGGTATCGACGAGGACGCTGGACAGGACCAGGAGGATGATCGCTACGCCGAGTGCTACGAGCTCGAGAGCCTGCTTCTGGAGGTAGTAGCGGATCGGAGTGATGGGTTTCGCGCTGCCTCCGACCTGCTGCGGGGCCCCGCCGAAGCTGCCGGGCATCATTGCGCCCATCTGGTTGCCAGAGGGGCCTCCCCGTTCGCCAGACTCGGCCATTTCGACTGCCTGAATGGCCGCTGCGGGGATGACTCGGATGCCTTTGAGCCAGCCGCCCTGCGCCTTTGCGCCACCGTTGGGGTTACCGCTCATGCCCATGCCCATGGAGTTTGCGCCGGACTGGCTTCCGGTGCCGTTGCCGTACATGCCGCCCGAGAGGATGGTGCGGATGAAGCCGATGCTAACAGCGACGTAGAACAGGCCGAGCATGTTGCTGACCGTGACGAGCGCGATCATGATGCTGAGGAGCCAGCCGATAGCGAATGAGAGGAAGCCCAGGAGTGGGCGGGCGCTTTCTGCGCCCTGCTTGACGCTCTCATCGTCGGTCCAACCGCCCGACAACCAGCCGCCCTTATCCTTCGAGTGGTCGGTTTTGACCAGCGGATCAGTGCCGGGGGTGGTCACGTCGATCTGAGGCTTGGATGGGCCGTTGCTGCCCTGTGTGGGCTGCGGCTGGTTGGGGGTCTGCTGCGTGCCCTGCTGGGTAGTGCCGGGCGCTTGCGTGGGCTGCGGGGTGGGCGTGTTGGTGTTCGCGTCACTGTCGTAGGTGGCGACGACTCCCTGCGTGGGGGCGGCGAGGGCGGCATTGACTGCTGTTCCGGTGGCGGCTGGAGCCACGATGAGCGCGCACGTCAGAGCAGCGCGTGTGATCGCGGGAGCGAGTTTCACGGCAGGCGTTCCTTTCTTGCGGTTGATGGGTGTGGGGTAAGAGCGTTGACGACCGTGCGGGGATGCGTCTTGCTCTGTCAGTCGCCGCTGTCGGGGTAGAGGTCGGAGAACAGCTTCGACATCTTCGCCGATTCCTCAGCCACCTTCTGTTCTCGGCTCTTCTTGGGGGCAGGTGGGTTGTCGGCGGCGTTGTAGCCGAGTGGTGCGAACTTGGTCCCCTCGAACTCGGGGCGTAGAGCTCTATAGCCCTTGGCCTTGAAATACTGAACCCCTTCGCTTTCCTCGTATCCTTCCGTCTGGACGTAGTTGAGGACGGGGATCTCGGGATACAGGCCGATGAGCGTCTTGGCTCCCATGGCGCGAGTGTCAGGGCACAGGAGGACTGCGCTGGGGCGACTGTCAGGGCCGGAGCCGCGGCCCCATCGCGCCTCGATCATGAGAGCTTGCTCCTGGTCGATGTCCGGGTTCTGGCCGGTGATGCGTGTGCCGACCTTTCCTGCGAATGCGGCGAGTTCCCCTCGCGTGAGGTCGAAGTCTGTGTCCGCTTCGATGTTTTTGTAGCGTGTGGGGTCTTCGACTGCGTAAGCGTCGCGCCGGAACTTGTCTCCTGTTCCGAAATCGGGGATGCGCAGCGGGACGTTGGTGTGGAACCTGTATCCGACGACCGTGCCCCGCTGTGGCGTGCCGTCGGGGTTCTTCTTGCCGGGGATCACCTTGGATGGGTCGGTGATGAGGCCAACGAGGTAGATCTCGTCCGCGAGTGCCTTGAGGTTCTGGGCGGCAGGAGCGTCTTCGACGCGCTTGAGCACGTCTCGTTTCGTCATGCCCTTCGAGCGGGCAATGTGTGGAGGTGTGATTGGTGTCGGCATGAATGTGGCCTTTCGTGCGGAGATAGTTTCTGCGTGTTTATCTCCATTAAACCCTATGGGATCGTGTTGCGGTGTGTACGGCGCTCGTTAGCGGACGATAGCGATGCGACCGTCCTGATCGACTCGGTACTGCACGTCAATGAGGGAGCCTGATTCGTAGGAGTCGTACTGGCTCTTGGTGACGACGTATGCGACGGTTCCTCCCTGCGTCGCTTGGGGGATGTTGGGGATGTTGATGCGCAGGGTGAAGATCAGCTGACCGTTGACTGCGGTGATGTCTTTCCCGATGACGACGGCACGCGCCTGCTGTGCCGGTGCGAACGTCAGACTGTTGGGGTCGATGGTCGCGTTTGGTGTCGGCTGCGCGGGGGTGGCTGGTGCTGTGGTTGCAGGGTCTTGCGTGGGTGTCTGCTGGGAGGGTGCCTGCTGTGGGGCTGCTGTCGTGTCGGATGTGGGGATTGTGGGTGCGATGGTTGCTTGCGGCGTGGAGGCTTCTGCCCCTGCGTTGGCGGGTGCGTTGTGCCAGTTTTTGAGGCCGATAGCGGCCACGAGGGCCACGAGGATCACGAGGGCAAGCGTGATGCTGCCGAGGATCACGGTGCGCGCGTTGCGCTTCTTCTCCACTTCGGGAGCCGGCTCATCTGCGGTGGGGAGTGTCGTTGTCTCGTAGGTGTCTTCGTCGGCGACTGGAAGATCCCAGAAGTCATCGTTGTTGTCCAT